AGTAGGTAAATTCTGGTTGTCCGGTGTCCGTTTTTCTTATATAATTTACCTGTGTTATTTATCTTAAATAACGTTCTTTGCTTAAAGACTCTTGGGGGAGTTCATTTTAATTGCTCTCTAATCATTCCCCCAGGGGTTAAACACATTCGCCCACCATGACTACGATAATCTCTTATAATTTTCTTCAAGTATTAATGCACGAATTTCTCTTCTCTCATCTTTACTCTTAGCTTCTCGATACCTCTTATATAAACTTCGATACCGGATCCAGGCTATTTGCATTTTAGTAAAAATAATTTTTTCATCATCTACCATTTTTAAATACTCACCTCTCACAAAGTCAGGATCTAATTCAGCACCCCAACACACATTTTTAAAGTCTTCAGAATTATCTACAAACCAACAGTGGCTGTCATGTTTATGGTAAGTTTCTCTTTTAAAATTAGAAGGATTAGTAGCGTCCTCTAATGCTTGCACAAGGATCGCTTGAAACAATCGCTGTTCTGCGAATGCTTTTGGTTTTGTTATTGCTAGGCTCAACTTAGTGCCCAAATATTTTAGTAAGCTTGGAGCACAAGTCATAAGCTTTAGTTTTATCCATTACAAAAGTTCGTGATCGCTTACGTCTATACCTGGGCTTCTCATATACTCGAATGTACAAATCCCACATACGTTCAAGGTAATCCATCTTTTCTTGACCTGTCATTAGATCAAGCATTACAATTGATTCTTTGAGTAACCCTCTAGGTTTTTTTTCCATTAGCATAACCACGATGCGGGAAAGATATAAGATATGGAAAAATCACACCGTGGTTAGCTATTTTTAACAACCAGTTTTATGCCTTTTGAATCTGCAGCACGTTTACGCCCTGATCGCCATCGATCCTCGATTTTATCAAGGAAAGAAAGACTAAAATTTCCTAAACCAAAGTCATTTCCACAATACAACTGAAACATTAAACTAGTAAGCTCATCATAAGTTTGTTTATTAGGACAAACCATTACAAGCTTATCTAACGCTTGGTTTAATGCTTCTTCACTGCTTTTTTTTACAGCTTTACCCACAAAATATCCTTTATTTTAAAAGTTAATTTTATGTTTCGTTGTTCGGTGAAAATAAAGTGTTTTGAAAGCCCCACTTTTTCATTTAGGCTTAGGAATACATTTATTGTTTATAAAAGAAGTGACTTAATTGCAACACTTAAATTTAAAAAAAAGGTGGCGTTAGTCTCCCGTACGCCACCCATCATTGATCAATTATTTACCATTGACTAGCTTCCGCCCCTCAGCAAGTAAATTCTGTTTCATTTTTTCAGGACTGATACCTTGTTTTTTAGCTATCTTTTTGACTTCATCGTCTACTAATTTAGCAATCATATTACCTGGTCTTCTAAATCCATTCTGTCCCATAGCTCTAATAATTGTATAAGACTCGATATCAACTGCACATGATTTCCATTTACTAATATCCATTGTTCCTCCTTAAAAAAACATTATGTAAAAAGCACCACCAAAAAGTGCTAGTAAAATTTTTGCAGGTATTAAAAACATAACTGCACAAATAATTGTTTTAATAATTAAATTATTCATCTTCTTCTATTCCCTTCAATTGATCGTAGCATAGTTCAGAAGCTACCTTTTCATTAATTATATAAATTGGCATTTCATCAAACTTTAACGAACATTGTTGTAATTTTCGCATACAATTTTGAAACTCATCATCAGAATATTCCAATGGCATACCATTTGCTGTGTGTCTTGGTAGTTCAGATATAATACTGTCAACCTGTTGACACCAATTTTTAAAAGTATCAGATTTATTTTTCATTTAGTGTTTTCTCCAAATCTTCGATAGGGCTAGACTCTACAATACCTAATGCATCTTTCAACCTCTCATTTTCTTCTGTAAGTTTTTTTATATTAGCTGTCAAATCATCAAGCTGATCACAAAGTCTTTTACATACTTTTTGCAATTCATCTAATGCTACATCTAATTCTGTTGCTTCTTGTGTAAGTACTAACGGTTGTACTTTTTTAAGAAATTCATTTGTGTCTTTATGCCTGTTTTCTATTGTTGCCATGTGGTCTCCTCTTTGTTATTATTTATAATATCTTAAATATAATTATTTTAATGGGATATGCAAGGATAATTTTATGACAAAATTTATACTAGTTTTATATATGTGCAGTATGTTGACTAATGATTGCCCTAGTAATCATATACCTGGGCACACCTTTACTAATCATAGAGATTGCGTTCAAATGGGTTATCGAGTTGCCCACAACACTTTTATGTCATTGGAGGAAATTGAGGAATTTGACAAAGAATATGTAGAAACTAACAAAATAGTAGTAAAATTTGAGTGTCAGGCTGTAGAAGTTCCAAAACCCATTGTGCCACCTAAAAAACCTAAAACAACCACATAGTTGCTTTTATATCACAATTTGATATATAATCCCTTATGAAGCTATATCGCGTCCAAGCAAACTATAAGAATATATATATTGATGAGATGCTTGAGGCTGAGAACGATAAGGCCGCTCTTGAGTATTTTGTAAAGAAGGTTGACTCAGGAGATGTAACAGAAAGGGAAGGACCAGGTTTTTATAATCCTGATTTTTTATTCCTAACCTTCGAGGAGGTTGACCGAGATGCAACTACAAAAGTTAATATCGGAGAAACTTCAATTGGAGTCACAGTGGGCTACCAAAGCGTTGGAACAGGGTAGAGTAACTCCAGATATGAAGTGGATCGATATCAAGATCAAAAATCTAAGAACTAAGATTAATGATCAAAGTGTTGAAGACGCTAGAAAAGGTCTTTTAGACATAGCCAGTTAAATCTGGTTAAAAAAATTCATTTTTTTCCTAAGACTACTGCGCTCTAAATTTTCCAAAAAAACATTTTCTTAAAGTTATACACATTGATAAACAATAATTATTTTTTTTGTTGTATGACTTTGTTGAATAGTAAACGATTTTGAAAAAGTGCTCGTGGTATAATACTAAATAAAAAAATAAGGAGGGCAATTATGGTTTGGAGACATCCAAGTTATTATGCAGAACTTAGAAGGCTGCGTAAGATCGAAGAAGAGAAGGAGGAGGAGAACAAGAAGGACAAGGATCCTTCCGAACAATCTCAAGATCCTCAATCTCAAGAATAACTTTAAGGCCCTTGCATTCTTTGCAGGGGCTACTATTCCTTAGCTTCTCCCCAGGATCGTCCGAGTGCAATATCAACTTTGGAAGGTACTTTGAAATCTCCGATGGCATTTTCCATTATCTCCTTAACATTTTTTATATCTTCTTCCTTATCTATTGAAAAACATAATTCATCATGAATTTGAAGTAAAGGTTTATATCCAGCTTTATGACACTCAATCATGGCTTGTTTAGTTTGATCTGCTGCTGAACCCTGAATTAATCTATTTAAAGCTTTATAAGTGAAAGCTCTACGAATATTGTTTCCATAAACGGCCTTAGCTTCTTCATATTGCATTGCTTTGTTCATTCCGAAGGTTGATGGCTCCCACATGTCAAATCGGCATTTACGACCCCTTATTGTTCGAATAAAGCCATATTTTGATGCAGAACTAGATACCTCTGTAGCTAATTGCTTAACAAAGGGCACTCTTTCTCCATATTTTAACAATAATTGTTCAGCACTGTCCTTAGAAATACCTAATTCCTTAGCTAATTTAGCCTTTCCCATACCATAAAACAATCCAAGATTGATTGTTTTAGCCTGGGTTCTAGTAATCTGTGCCATATCCGCAACTATTTGGTGAAAGTCAGCAGACTCATTTTTATAGGCTTCAATGAATTCTTTACTACCTGAAAATTCATTATTAGTTGAGGCAGCATAGTGAGCTACAATTCTTGGTTCTTGTTGTGAGTAATCGAAACTACCCCATTGTCTACCTTCTTCAGGTAAGAATAAACTTCTAATTTTGTTTCCATATTCTTTGTTACGTGCTGGGATCTGTTGCAAGTTTGGATTAGAATATGATAAACGTCCTGATACAGTTCCACCTTGGTCAGATCTTAGTTGATTTATTTCAGAATGTATTCTACCTTTGTGAACATAACGTTGAATGGAGTCTATGAATGTTGAATGGAATTTATTTATTTCTCTTGCTTGTCTTATTAGTTGCGCTATCGGGTTATCACAGTTCACTAGCCAATTTTGGGTAAAACTAGGCTCTCCGGTTTTCGGTGTCCGTGGGTACTCAACACCTATTCTGTCAAACACTTGCGCCACTGATCGAGCTGCCCAAATATCAATATCAAGTGTGGTCTGAGATTTTATACTAGACAAAACCTCAGACTCTTTTTGTTTAAATTCTTTTTTTAACTTAGCAGCCTGTGCTTCGTCAACTCTTATTCCTTTCATTTTTGTATCAATCAATATGGGTAATAGTTCCATCTCCATCTCCCACACATCATTTAAACTCTGTTTAGATATTTCGGTTTTGAATCTTTCCCACAAACGTAAAGTTAAACCTGCGTCTTGTTCAGCATAAAAACCAACATAACCTGCAGGTAATCTCCAAAGATCAGCTTTAGGATCTATACCCCACTCTTTTGCTTTTTCATTTAAGAATGTTTCATTTTTTATTTCACCAAGATAATCCTTAGCACATGCGTTTAAACTAAAACTAAATCTGTTTTCGTTGATCAAAGCTGCAGCAATCATAGTATCGACTATTTGCCCACGTATTTCAAAACCATTAATTAATAACCAACCTACATCATAACTTGCATTATGAAATATTTTTGTAGCTGGTAATTTTAAAACATCTTGCATCCATGCTGTTGTAATAGATAAATCCATATTACCACCTGCATCATGTTGAATAGGAAAATACCATTGTTGCCCAAGTGCAGCTACTGCAAAACCTACTATACCTCCATCAAAAGTTGCCCAACCTGGTCCTTTTGTTTTAATATTTGGATCTTTTGTCTCCAAGTCAATTGCTATTTCTTTTGCTTGTCTTAAATCAGGATACTCTGCTGGAGCTATCCAATCACTATCATTATATATAAAGTTTAATTGATGTGTCATTGTTTTCTCCTACTACAGTTAGTTTCGTCTATAAATCTCATTTTTTTTACGGGAAGTCCTAAAAGAAAAATATAACAGTCAGCGCAATAATAATTATGTTTATGTATTACAACCGCTGATACTTCATTACATTTTTCACAGTGGATAATTTCATTTCTTTTTTTTGGCATCTTTCAATTTTTTTATTTCTAAGTCACAATAATGTTTTATTTTTTCTAAATCTTCTATTCCGTTTTTGTACTTATATCTACAAACATATTTAACAACGTTACCTTGAAAAAACGATAAATCATTTTTTGCAATAAATTCATAAGGTTGAATGTCAAAAAATTTATAATGACTTCCTCCAATTTGTTTATCTTGTGGGAAAGCTTCATCAAACATATCTTTATCACTCATATTTTATACTCCACATAGGCCCTCGCACTCTTGATTAAAGAGATCTGGCCCATCATCGTTTTTAAATTTAACTTCGTCTAAAGGTACACAAGATCTGTGTACAAAGTTTTTTACTTTAGGATTATGCATTCGCATCTTTTTATCAAATTCTACAGCACTTGCAAATTCTTTTGGTCTGTTGTTTCTCATATCTAACCAAAAGTTATCATCATGAAAAGGACAACCTATACAAGCAGATTTAACAGGTACTTTAAAACCTTTACCCTCATACCATTTTAAACAATCTTGTCTGGACATTTTCTTTTCAATTAATGGCCATCTATTTTCTTGCCACCAAAATCTAGAGGGTTTCATTCTCATAATTTCATCCATAGATATACCCACCCAAACTTCTATGTGTTTATCTTTTGGAAATCTTTGTCTTGGTTTCAACCCAAATATTTCTCTAATTTTTTTTGCAATTGGAGTTATTTTATATTCTCTTGTGCATTGTCTTCTTCCCATTCCTTTTTTACCTTGGTCATTCAAAGTATAAAATGGTGCGGAAGCAAATTGGTTTCCGCCTGGAGATAAAGCTTTTATTATATCATCTTGAATATTACCTTTTTTAACTATGTGTATTGGATAACTTATTACACTTTTTAAATATTCTAAATGTTGTATTACAGGTTCAGGTTCCCAACCCGTGTCAGCAAATACAGCTGCGTCAGGCTTAACACCAAACTCTCCTGCATCTGCCATTAAAGCCATTGTTGAGCTTTGAACACCAGCTCCTAATGATAAAATTCTTAATGATGGATTTTCTTTCATAATTTAAATGGTTGTAATGCTTTAATTTTTTCTTCTGCATTTGCTATCTTTTCTATTAATTTATCTGCCTCATCTATGTGTTGTGGATGTTCACCAATTGCTACTGGTTTCTCTAAATAAATTTTAAGTGTTGCTTCAGCTTCAGAGATTTGAGCATTATATCTATCTTCTAAAGCTTCTATAATTAATTTTCTAAACATAATTAGCCTCATACTGTTTAAAATACTTTCCTAATGGAAAATTGTATTGATGGTAAGTACCTAACAAATGTAAAGTTTGTTTAGATCTTGTTGCACCTGTATACCATACCCTAAGTTCTTTTACCTTATCTGCTAAATTCTTTTTATCAAAATGAGATGGAAAGTTGCACTTACTAGCAAGAACTACATTATCTGCTTCTCCACCTTTTACTTGATGTATTGTATCAATAATAATTTTTGGGGGTTGTGTAAGATCTACACCTTCATTCATAAGCTTTTGAAAGTATTGTTTATCTTTATCCTTAAATTTTCTTTTAAACACTTGATTCCATTTACCCTTTTCATCTCGCATACCACACCTTAAATGTAATTCATCAAATGTAAATACCTGATTTGGATGAGCAAAGCTCCATTTTTTACTGTCCGATGACCGGTATCCGTGGTCTATGTTTAATAAATATTCATACATTGTTACAGCTTCTTCTCTGTTTATGCTGCCACCATCACATATTTTTTCCCAATATTGTATTGCGTAAAACTGGTTTGGTTCGAATGATTTATTATTTTTTTGATCTTGATAATACAATCCAAGATTCTTTGCCTCTGTTTGTAATTCTTTTTTTACATCGTTTATTCTTGCAAGCACCATCCAACTACCATCCATATTCCAAGGCACTTTCTTCAAACCATTCCATCTATACACCGCACCTTCTTTGTCATTAGAATAAAATTCTTTTGGCACTCTGTTATCGCCCATAGAGTTTAATAAACATTTAGAAAAAAAATGTATGTTTTTATTAAGTCTTACAGATTTTTTTAATACAAGTGATTTACCAGGAAAAGTTTGAAACAAAGTTACATCAGCACCATTCCACTCATAAATTGCTTGGTCATCATCTCCTGCAATGTATACACGTTCCACACCTTCAGACATTTTAACCACCATATCCCATTGCAAAGGTGTTAGATCCTGAGCTTCATCAACCATCAATACTTTGAAAGGCACCACTAGTCCATCATCAATAAACTTTTGCACCATATCTGTGAAATCTAACCTGTCTGGTGTCCGTTTTCCGTTTTCCAACTCCATTGTCTTAAATTGTTCGTATCCTGCAATAATTGATTTAAACTGTTGTAACCTTACACTTTTTCTTGATTGTTGTTTATACAGCCACACAGGATCAACTTTCATATTTCTTGCCCTGTCATATATTTGTAAAGACCAATTGTTATAAACTTTTTGATCATCATGGCCATCTTTGTAATTAATTTTAATTGTTCCATATTGTGTATGAAACATAAGCATGTCTGCTTTTGGATCTAAAACAGGTATCTCAGCAAACTGTTGTCTTGCTAACGAGTGCAATGTTCTAAAATATTTAAATGCATCTTCATCGTAACCCTTAAATTTTTGTCTAACTCTAGTTACACATTCATTTACAGCTTTGTTTGTAAAAGATACATAACATATCTCATCAGGAGAATATCCTTTTTCAAGATAACGTTTAACACGTTTCAAAAGGTTCTCTGTTTTTCCAGTGCCAGGTGGTCCAAAGATCTTAATTGTCTTCCCACGCAGCCTTTGTTTTAACGAATTTGACATCTTTATTCTTATGCTCACTTTGTTTTGGTAGAGTCACAACCCAATGTCTAGATTGAATTCCTTTGAACTTAGCTTTGGGTTTAGCTCCACCTTGTTCTAAGAATCTTGTACATTCTTTTTCATTCCAATTGTAACTCATTTTTTTCATAAAAGCTCTAAACGTCTCAAGTTTAAATCTCATTTCTGTTTCGTCACGCCATATATTACCACTATCTATTTGGTCAAATTCTGTAGTATCTTCAACATCTTCTAAGAATCTTCCCATTCTAGAATTAAATACATCGCTACTTTCTTCTCCTGCATCAAAACCCTCCATATCTTGTTTGTTTGAGATTAACTCTTCAAGCCAATCTCTATAAGGATCAGGATCTCTTTTAGTTGGTTTCAATGCTCTCCAAACAATATCAAAATTTAAAAGTTGTTCTCCAAGTAATTGTTGTTGGTATAATTGTTTTGTTGAAAGTCTAATTGATTTACCTTGAATAGGTAATATCCAATAAGGTTCAGGATATGAATTTACTTTTATTAATTTACCAACTTCAGGTAAAGCTTCATTTGCACCTATACCAAGTTTACGTTTTACACATTCACTTGATACACAATGCATTCTAGCAATAGATGTTTTACACTTAAAAGCATACTCTTTGTTTTCAACACCTTTAAATATATTTTGTAATTCTTTTGGATGTAGCTTTTCACTACAAACCTTTGTCATCATCTCCCTTGTCCACTCTTCGTACATGACAGGATCGGGATTTATTTTCTTTGCTAACACTGCAACATTAAACATTGCATCATTTCTACCCTCACCTTTTTGTACTTTGTTTTTCATAAAGTTTACTACACAAGGTGGGTAGTCTTTTGTTTCATCATCTTGAAATATTTTTAACTTTTTAAATTCAGCAGGTGTGAGTCTGTATTGTTTTACAAACTCATATAAGTTTTCTAATTTAATTGAGTTACACTGATCATCCATTGCAACTCTAGTTGGCATATTAAATTTTTGATATGGTAAGTTTACAAAATTACCTTTTCTCTTTTCATCCCAGTTATCAGGTGTAAGATCAACTTCATCTTGTGCAGGAAATATATCTGTTGTAGTATCGTTAATACCTAAATCTGATGCAATCTCGATTAATTTTTTACGCATCGCAGATGCAGCAACTACACCATCGATAAATAAAATTAAATGGAGTCCGTTGGATTTTGATCTGAATGGTATGAGCGGGTATTTTCTTTTCCGTATAATCGATATAACTTCCTGATGCTGTATATTATAACGATCAACATCGATGACCCCCCAACTGCATGTATTATCATCTCTAATGGGTACTGATCCATAATAGGCTTCTCCTTTTAAATGTTGTTTCCAATGTTCAATTGTTATTGGTTTAGGTTCAACCCAATGTTTGAATTCTGCCTTGCCTTTTGAGTTTTTCTTACCCGTTGGTTTGGAAACACCAAAATATGTAGTAGAGCCCTGGAAGAGTTCTACAAACTCCTCCAGGGTTTTGTCAAGTAGGTCCATACTAGAATGGAGTTTTTTCTACCGATTCTTCTTTTCCGTGGTTAACTCTGACAGCACCTTTTTTACAAGTTTCATAAAACTCAAAAGCTGTTTTTATTGTCTCTTCGCTCTCCACAGTTCCAATATGCTCAATCTCCCAACCATACCATGATCCAAGATTGTTTTTTTCTAAAACAGTCTTCATGTTATATTTTTGAGTGAAAGGAGCAGGTTTAAAGAACCCTTTTCCATCTTTTTTCTTTGCTCTCAAAGACATCATCATAGAATTCCACTTCTTAGATTTTTTTCTTTGAGTTGACTTCATAGTAATTAATGCTGTTGATGATTTATCTTCTTCAACAATCATTACATAATGAGATGCTGTCTCTTCTATGTAATTACCATTTTCTAGTCTATCTTTACCATCGTCACCTCTGGTAGTTTTACTCATGATATCCGAATCAGCAGGATACACATTTATAGGAGCAGAGCTACCTTCTTGGCCTCTGTCTCTCCATTCAATGTACTCCAACTTATAATAGCAAGGGATAACTGTTATACCTTGTTGTCCATTATAAAGCTCATCGGTTACTGTGTTGTAGATCATTCCAGGTCTTGCGCTCTCAATGAACTGGCTATCTCCTTGAGTAACTTGTGGTGATAGTTGTCCTAGAACTTTTAGGAATGGTAATGCTAGACTTTTTGAATCTACATTATCAAAACCCGTATCAGCGAATTGCTCAATACTAACTGCAGCAACTGCACCGGCTTCTTTTTTAATCGATACTTCGTTCGATTTTCCGTCATTTAGTTTCATATTATTACCTATTATTTGTTCGTTATTTTCGTTTTATTTGCGATGTACACTCCGAACAGATCAAAAGGTAGTTCTTTACCACCCTCAACTTGTTCTCTTACAAAAGCTTTCAACGTCATTGGTTCTACTTTTTCTTTTTTATTGTAAGCAAAACCATTGTCATCACAAACTTTTATAAGTTCCGAGACTTGGTTGTCTTGTCCTCTGCCGAAACTTGCAGTTATAGTATTTTTAATTAAATCCTCATAACCTCTATTTCGTAACCAGCTGAACGCTTCGTCAACACGTGATTCAGGAATTTTCGCTGCATAGAATGGTTTAACTTCTACAGTTGAACCATCTGCTAACTTCAGCAAAGATACACCAGCTTCCTGCATCATCTCTGGAATTATTCTTTCTTCCATGTCTCTTGCTTTATGCTTGAGTAATGAAAGTTTTTCTTCTTCTTGTTCTATTTGTTTGTTAAGATCTTTTAAGTGATTACATTTGTCAGATATAGATTTTACACTATCCTGACTAATGTCAATTTTTGACATTTTTTCAATATCCATATTTATCCTCCTGGACTTCAATAAATTATTTATTTGATCTTTGCAAGAAAAAAATATAAAAAGTTTTCGGATGTGGATCTACCCTTATAAAACTCAACCCTATGAGCATCAACGTAATGCGTTAAGAGAATCAGCTGAAAAAAATAATTGGGCTTATTTTATGGAGATGGGTACTGGTAAAACAAAAGTAACTATTGATAACATTGGTTTTTTATTTTTACAAAGAAAAATAAATTCTTGTTTAATTATTGCACCTAAATCAGTATATTTAAATTGGCAATCTGAAATAGAAACTCACATGCCTGATGTTATAAAGTATAGGATATATAAGTGGAATATAGATAAACCAAAAGATTATTATAGACTTAATGAATTTTCACACCTTAGAATCTTTCTAATAAACGTTGAAGCTTTATCAACCAAAAGGGGACTTGAGGGTTGTGTGGATTATCTTACAAGAAATAAATTAAATTTTGTAACAGTGGATGAATCAACCACAATAAAAAACAGACAAGCAAAACGAACAAAAAACATTTTAGCACTAGGAAAAATAAGTCATATAAAGCGAATATTAACAGGATCCCCAATAACAAAATCTCCATTAGATCTATTTACACAATGTCAGTTCTTAAGTCCAGAATTATTAGGTTTTCATAGTTATTTAGCATTTAGAAATCGTTATGCAGAAATGACTGACATACCAGTTGGTTCAGGAAGGTATATATCGGTGCCCAAATACTACAAAAGACTTGAAGAACTAGAAGAAAAAATGAAAGGTTTTGCTACTCGTATACGTAAAGATCAATGTTTAGATTTAAAACCTAAAGTAAGAACTAGAAGGTACATTGAACTAGATGGTGAAGGCAAAAAAATATATGACCGTCTAAGAACATCTGCGCTAGCAATAGTTGAAGATAGTACAATATCATTTTCTAATAAGTTAACAGAAATAATAAAGTTACATCAGGTATGTAATGGTTTTACTAAAAATGATGATGGTAAAATATTAAAATTACATAAACAAAAACTAAATGCACTTGAAGAAGCATTAGAAGAAACTGATGGCAAAGTAATTATATGGGCAAATTATTTATATAATATTCATGAGATAAAAGATTTTTTGATTGATAAATATGGAGAAGAATCTACTGTGTGTATTTATGGAGAAGTTAGCGTTGAAAATAGAAAAAATGCTGTGGATCGTATACAAAACGATGACAGTTGTCGTTTCATGGTTGCTAATCCTACTACTGGGGGCTTTGGTCTTACTCTTACCGCTTGTAATACTGTTATCTATTATTCAAACTCATATAACTTAGAAATAAGAATGCAATCAGAAGATAGAGCTCACAGGCTTGGACAAAAAGGAACTGTTGTTTACATAGATATTGTTGCTAGAAATACATTAGATGAAGCTATTATGAAGTCGCTAACTAATAAAGGTAAGCTTGCTGCTAAAACATTAGGGGAAGAAGATCTTAAGAGCTGGCTTCTGTAATCTTATTATACTGCTCAACTCTTTCTAAAAATTTATCTCCATACTCTTTTAATTCTGACTCATTTAGTCGGAATTCTTGATATTGTAAAGCTCTGCTACACATAGATATTACACCTTGTTCTATTGGACCGTAATTTTTTACATGAGCTAAATAGTATGCACCAAGCTGTAACTTGTAATCCTCAACCCATTCTTCTTTTTTTGGTTTGTTAGTTTGTTTCCAATCTACAATACTTGGCTTACCATAACACATAGCTGTTAAATCACATGTGCCTGCAAATTTATTTTCGTATTCTAAGCTTACTTCGTTTCCCCAAATTTCATCAAGTTTTATATTATCCAGAATTGTTTTAGCCATCATTCTTGGCTTACTTCCTTCTTCCATAGCGTTGTAATAACCCTGACCATTAAGAGAATATTCTAATACTTGATGCATCTCTGTACCAATTGTAGATGCTTGTCTCATAATTCTGTCAGCCTCAGCATCTCCAACTTTTCTACGCCAGTTTTCTAAAAATCTTTTATCTTTTGTGGCCCCAAGTATATTTGTTACACTCGGTACTTTGACATTATCAACTAAATACTTTCTTCCGTTTGTGTCTGAAAATCTATTATAGTGCTTGTAAGGATACTTCTTTAAAAGCTTCATGCTTATCTTTTACTGCATCATATCCATAAGTAAAGTTAAAAGTACAGCTCCCATACCCCCAACAATCCAATATTCTAATCTTTTTATTCTTTCTTTCATCTCTTTTATTTGTTCAAACGTTTGCTTTTGCATTATTCTGCAAAGTTTTTCGTGATCTTCAATTTTTTGTATTGCAGATTTTTTAGGCATTTCCCATCTCTCTTCTTCTTGCTGCAGCTATTGTTGTTGGATCGTTTGGAAATAGATCTGCTACTTGTTGCGATGTTACTTGTCCGGTGTTCGCTTGTGTTTGTGGAGCAACAGGATTTTGTAATTGTATATCACCCATCACTGATTCAACTTGCTCTCGATCTCTTTCTTCTTCTTCTGCATCTACAACAGCATTGTTTTGTAAAGATTTTTGAATCATACCTACTAGTTTATTATCCTCTTCTGCACTTCCTGATGATTCGGTAAAATCATTTGCAAACATAATTTCCTGTACTTTATCAGGTACGTTTTCAAATTTAGGTTCAGGTATAGACATTGGCAAATTAGATAATTTTTCTATAATCTCTGTTTCACTAATAGTTTTTGGATCAACTTTTGGTATGTCTTTATCTTCGTCAGCAAGGTAATTTATAAGTCTTGCTAATGCATCTCTTTTTCTAGTTAAACCAAGTTTCATAGCAGATCCAGTGACTGCTTTTGTTTTTCCTAAAATGCCATTAACCTTTAAGGCATCAACAATTGTTTGTACACTTCTACCTGAGTAATAATCTCTTCCAGGTAAGAAAGTTGCTTTAGTTGTACCTGTACCAATCTTTTCACCTCGTAATAATTTTAATGTTTCTTCTGGTAAAAGAGCATCATTCATAGCTCTTATTGCAACTGGATCTGAAAGTATTTGTCCTGCTCTTCTTGCTAGTAATAACAGTGCTGCTGTAGCAATTCCACCAGGTGCCCCACCAAAAAAAAGTCCACCAGCAATTCCTCCACCTAGTGTAAGTCTTCTAGCTAAAAATTGAGATGGGTCAGCCAATTTGGTTTCACCGATCGCTTTCATATAAGATGCAAAATTATAAAATTCTTCTGCACCTTTATTGCCAAGCATATACTGTATTTTTCTTCTACCAGCTTCGTCAAATGAGTTTGCAATACCAAAAGATTTCATAAATTTAGTAGCATCAAATTCTGCAAAGTTATCAGCACCAAATTTTAATTCAGTCGTATCAAATATTCCGTTATTTCTTTTTACACTTTCGATACTAAAATCTGACAAATTTCTTTTTTGATCTCTTGTCATTACTTTTAATGTATCTGTAAGATAGGACGCACCAGCGTTAATAGAAGCGTCCTCATCTATAAAATTCCACACAGACTTTGCTCCAGCATCGGAGGGACTACCAAATGCTCTTAAAAATTTGTTAAATGCGTATTTTGCAGTAACTGCTTTAAATAAATCTTCACCACCTTGGGTAGATTTAACGCCTATTTCTCTTGATCCTTCAGCACCAATAAGTTTTTTAAACTGTACTAATGCATCTACAGAATCATTTTCAAATACTTCTCGTCCAATGTCTTTGAATAATTGATCTCTGTATTGCGTACCTGCACCTTGAAAACCCTCTAGACTTTTTGCAGTAAATACGTTTCTATCAAATTTTCTTATGCTTTTTACAAGTGGAGATAATTGATAAAAACCTTGAACATCAGAAAATATTTTATTAGCAGTTAATAATTGATCTTTTAAAAGATTAGCTGCTTGTTGTGTTTTTTCAATATATTGATCTGCAAGAGGTTTTCCACCTTGTTTAGCTATTGTATCGTAAGTTGCTTTTATACCTTCATCATCTAAAAATTTTGCTGGGTTAGCAATATCTTCTCCAAATTTTGCAAAATCTGTTTCCATAGCTTCCCGCATTATAAACATATTGTCTTTTAATGTTTGATATCTACTACCTTGAATTGCATTATTTAACATGGTCATTACACCTTTAAATTGTTTTGGTGTAATAAATCCATCTCTAATTTGTATCATTGATTTCATAAACAAGTTTATAGGGTCTGCCTGCATAGTAAGTAATTTTTCTATGTCCATTGGTTTGGCTGCTACACCATACATACCTTCTAAGTATTCACTAAATTCAGGAAACTGTGATTGGTTTTCTTCTAAAAATTCTTTTGCTGCTTGTTGAGTTTTTTGTAATTTTATTATTCTTGGGTTACCAGATGTAATAGCTAAATTATCAAAAGTTTTATAAGCACTTTCATATAAGTTTACATTTTCTACAAAAACTTTTTCTGCTTGTTTTCTAATACTACTGTTGATTGCACTTACTTTTAACAATGGCGCGTATGCTTGTAGATCTTCCAAATATCTTTTACCACCTGCAATCTCTGCCTCTGATTTAGCAATTTTTCCTATAGGTGATACCAATGGAAATACCCCCATGAATCTAAAATAGTTTCTTCCAAGACCTGAAAAAGTTCCTTGTCCCTCTTTCAATGCAGATAATAAGGGTAGTGGTAAACCCTTATCTCTTGCAAATTGTGCAAGTTCTTTTTGTTTAGGACCCACTGTTCCAAAAGCTTTTCTCATCATTTTACCCATAGGTCCAAATATAAATGGTGAAAGTAAAGATGCTCCTGTATTCCACATCATCGCATTTTTCATTGCAACACCTGCGTTTACTAGTTGATCTCTTTCAACATCACCCTCTGGTATTTCAGATAAATCATCTGCTAAGGCTGATGCAATTTGTACACCTGCTTGTTCATTTAGGGTATCATAAGTTAAAGCTCCAGCTCCAGCTCCAGCAGTACCACCTAAAATAGATTGTACTTCTGTTTTTAATAAAGGACCTCTATAAGCTCTTGATAATGGGTCAACTAATTTTCCTAAACCTCTAATAGCACCACCAAATAATTTAAATCGTCCTGGTAGTCTGTCTGCTATTTTTACTGCTTGTTGTGCAAAAAATCCAGGTCCTTTGCCAAAAAGATTTCCATCTTTTGCTGCTTTAAATATTTTTTTTCTGTTAGCTACGTAAGGATAGATTGATCCTCCTATGTCTCCAACTAATTCATAAGTATCTTGCCCAACACCTGTTGATACTTGTAAGGGATCTTGTAAAAATTCTTTTTCACTAGCTACTTCTTCTGCTGCACCTAATCTCATTTCTGATAACTCACCCATAGTAGGACCCTTTAACTTACCACTTTTAATAAGTGCATCTATAACCATTCTTTGCTCTTCATTAAGAGCATTTGGGTTTAAAGTTTTATCATCTAACTTTTTTTGTAATTGATTTAATGTGCTCATTATTTAAATAACTCCGGTGGGAAAATTTTGTTGAAATCTTCTTCAGTCATTTCTTCTATTTTCTTTTGTAAATTTTTAAATTTTTTACTTTCAAAATCAGTCATATTATCAATAGTCATTTCATTTGGTAATAAACCATATGCTTTTCTTTCATTTAATAAGTATTGAGATGATCCACCAGCTCTTTCATACAATCTTTCTGATTGTCTTATATCATCAAGTATGGTTTCTGCTGTTGCAGTTAATGAAGCAATAACGTTTCTTTCACCTCTTAATAATGGGAATACTTTTACAAGACCTTTAGCCATCTCAATATCTTTTTGAGTTAACCTGTCTTTTGCTTTTAGTGAGTTCGCTAATTTGTAAACAAGAACTGTTTCGTTAATAGCAAGTCTTTCATAGTCAAGTGTACTACCATCTTTCAATCTTTTCTTAGCATTACCTATTGCATCATTGTAATTTTTTTGGAAACTACCTAAACCATCTCTACCATTTAAATATTTTAATGCATCATTAGCTGTTTCAAATTCACCTGATGCAACTAAAGCATTTGCAACTTTCTTTTGTTCAATGTTAAATGCTGCCTTACCAGCTGCTTTTAGTTCTGCTTTGTCACTTCCTCCTATTTTAGCAAAAGCTAAGACATCACCTAGTGCTTCACTTAAACGACCTCCGTATAATCCTACAGCACCAGTAACACCTGCTTGTGCTCCTCCTGATTCAATAATACCTAAACTTCTATTAATTAAATTTACTGCAGCATATTTACCTGCAATACTTTTAGCAATTTCCAAAGTTTCTTTGTTCATATCTTTGTTTGCTATAAAGTTTAAACCAGGATCTACTGTTTGATAATTATACATTCCATTTGCGTCTGCAGTTCCCATAGCCATTTGTTTTGTACCATTTTCTAAAATACGTCCTGGTACGTTTACTATCCTACCTGCCTTATTAGTCATTTGAATAACGCCAACTTCTTTTGTATCAGGCATTTCGAATGCTTGATTCTGTGCTTTTAAAAAATCTGTTGAAAACTCTAATGCTCTACCAAGAAGATTTTGTTCTATCTCATCTTCTTTCATTTTAACCATAACCATGTTGTTTACAGCTGGACCCAATGCAGCTCCAAATACTTCAAGAGCACCACCTAGTCCTCCTTTTCTTGTAGTCCCTGTTAACAAACCTGATGCAAGGTTAGATAAAAATACCATCTTAGCTTGAGATGTTTTACCTTGTCTCATTTCTTTAGCAATTAATCTTGCTAAATCTAGTTGTGCTTTAAAAGGTGAGTTTGCATTTATCGTATCTAAATTAGGATCACCTTTACCTTTTGGATCTTCTTTAGGATCATCTTTTGGTGGATCTTGTTTAGGATCTTCTCCTCCAGGTGCAGGCATTGCACCAGACATATTATCTACATTTCCTCCTATATCTGAAATTTGAGGTGGCATAGCATTCTCTGCTACTTTTGCAGTATCAATAACTTTTGTTTTTTTTCCAAACTTAGTTACATTATCAGGAGCTGTTGCAACGTCTTTCTGTTCATAGTTTTTAGAACTTGGTCTCCCTGATCCAGGATTAGGTATTGTTGTTCTTGGTTTCTTTACAATTTCATCAAGCTTCTTTGGATCTACTTTTCCAAACTGTTGATTAAACTGTTCGTCATCTAAATAACTACTTCCAAATTGCATAGATTTAGATTTATGAGCTGCTCTTTCATCTTCAGTCATATTTTGAATCCTGTCATATTCTTTTTTACCTGCATATGCAAGATATGTTGGACCTGCTAAAAGAAGTGCAGAAGTCAAACCAGGTAAACTTGCTAATCCAGGTAATGCTCTAGAAGCTATCATAGCCCCACCCGTACCAAATGCCATTTGTCCAATTGGATCTTTTATGTTAAGAGCATCAGCAACTTTCATTCCTCCACCAAAACCAATTATATTAGGTATACCAAATATGTTTCTGCCAAAACTTTTTAAACCTGTTCCAGCTCTTTCCATCAACGTTGGTTGATTTCTAAGTGCCACTGCGTAATTATAAGGTTTACCAACAGTTACTCCTAAATTTCCTCCTTGAGGAATAATCGCAGGCACAGGTGGTCTATTAGGACCTATTATACTTTTACCTGTTCTTGCTTTAATAGGTTTAAGATGGCCTTTTCTCAAAGCCTCTCTTCTGAACATGGGTCTATTTAATATTTTATTTAAAGACACTTAACCTCCTATTGTACACCAGGTGGTTTCATACCCTGATAAGCAGTAAACGCACCGATACCTGTTCCAACTGCTTGAGCAAGTGGGCTAGTTGATGGACCAGTTCCCATTGTAACTCCTGATTGAGTTTTAGGACCTGCAGCATACAAGTTAGCTAAGAACTCTGCTCTTTGATATGGTTCGTACTGTTGTTGTAATGTAGATTGTCTTTGCGCATCTATTGCTTGTTGAGCAAGTTGTCTTTGAATACCACCTGCAGCGAATAATTGATTTATATCATTTTGAGCCATTTGTTGTTGACCGAGACCCATTTGACCTAATTGTTGACCTGCAGCTAGTCCAACTTGTTGTTGTCTTTGAGCTGCACCTAAGGCAGTCGTAAAACCTTGTTGTTGTGCTCTACCCATAGCTTCTAAAGTTCTACCTTGAAGCTCTGCTTGTTGAACACCTTCTCTTCCACCACCAAAGGCACCTGATTGTATAGCTTGTTGAGCTACTTTATTTTGCATCATTTGACCTTGTCTTCCAATCTCTCCTGTAACATATTGTTGAAAAGGATTTAAATACTGTGAAATTTGTGCAGCACCAATAGGAGCAGCGGCTCCTGTAACTTGATTTATACCAGCTTGAACTGTTCCTGCTCCAACACCTGTTTGACCTGCAGCGGTCATTCCTTGTTGTTCTAATGCACCTAAACCGGCTACTTGATAATCTGGTAAGTTAATTGGATCTTGCGCTATCTGACGCGCAATATCCATCAATTCTATTTTTCTTTCTTCTATACCAGGAGCCTCTCTTACAAATTGTGTTTGTGATGTAGGTGTTGCTGCTGATTTTGGTCTCATGAAACTCATAATTTTATCCTATCCACTTTTCTAATTGTACATGTCTTTTTTTCCAGCCCCATTTTTTTGAAACTTTTTCCCATCCTGGTCTGGCCATTATGCTCAATCTTTTACATTTATTTACTTTTGAAAAATCTGTCACAGCTTTGATAAGGTTGTCCTCCCATAAATCTCTTCTTTTACCAGTGCATATAACTATTTCATATTGATTGAAATTAGGTAAGATACCTATTCTACCAACACAAATACCAAAAACTTTATTTTCTTCTGACTCATCAGATCCAAACATGATCCAACATTGCATTAAATCTTTTTTTAATTCATCCTGTATCCATTTAGCATCGGCATAACTACCTGAATATTTTAAAGCCTCTGCTACCATAAACTCAGCTAGTGGCCAAAAAGTATCTATGTCTTTTGGCTCTAGTGGTAAAACACTTACTAAAGGTTTAATTAATTTTTTGTTTGCTGTCGCCATTTCTATCCTTTAATAAATCAAATACTCTTTTGTATCTTTTTTGTTGTTCATAGAAATATTGGGCACCTTTTTCTCTCATGTCTTTCATGCTACTTGGGTTAGCACCTGCTATGATTCCAGCACCTAATACTCCATCTGCTCTTGTTACAAATTCTCCATCTGCTAATTGAGCTAACATTGTATCCTCGTCTTTATCACCTACTCCTGCTCCATCTTCAACATATCCTGTTGCTCTAACATAATTATTAGAATCGTTTTCATCGTGAGTCATTTTTGATGGAAGATAATTTACACCACCTACATTAAATTTTTTTATTTCTGCTATTCCACCCTCTTTTAATCTTTGTTTAACCATTGAATATGGACCTACACGTTGATCATCTTTACCTGCTTCTTCAGGAGAATACATTTGTTCATATGCAACTTCATTTCCTGTGGTTGGGTCAATATATGTATATCCAGGTCTTTTTTCTTTTAAATCTAGATAACCCATATTATAACCAGGCATATAAATATCAGTTGGTTGTGGATCAAATGCACCACCAAGATAAGTTGCTGCAGCTAATGCAGTTGAAACTCTTGCTGGAGAAAAATCAGCACCAGACTCTCCACCTTTTCTTAACATATCTAAAATATTACTAATACCTTTATTTTGAGTAACCGGTGCAAACATACTTGGATCACCACCTCCCGGAACTGCTGACATTGTTCTTGAAAGAATTGCAGGATTTTTTGAACCTAACAAAGACGTAACCGATGGAGCACTAACTCCTGGTACCATACCTGCTAAATTATAACCACTATATGCTCCTGCAGCAGCACCAAACAATCTCCCTAGTCCTGATGCACCTGCATCTTTTGCTCCTCGATATCCTCGGTATCCACCGTATAATGCGGCAGCGATAGCTAGTGGATGTGGCATATATAAATACTCCTTTTAAGATCTTAAATATAAAATAATACCATTTTACTTAGCTGATATCAACTCATCGTGGAACTTGCCTTGGTACTGATGTTCTCCCACATGAACTATGGCATCATTAATGTATGCATAACATTTACCACCCATGTCTCTCCAAAGCTTACAAAAAGCAAAATCTTCCCCATTGTAAGTCTTTTCTTTTGGATCGTGTAAGGTATCAAAAAAGTTCCACATATTTGGTTTATTCACATATTTACCATTGATAACTGTCTTTTGTACTATTTCTTTGTCAGGATATTTTTTAATCATTTTTTCTATGACTTCTCTTTTAATAAGCATACATCCTGTTGGTGAATCAGTTACCTCCATAACACCCTTATTAACCTTTATATTATCAGGATCAGGCACTTTCATAGGGTAGGTATGTAGGGCTCTTCTAATATCATCAGGTGATTTTATTAAACCTAGTTGCATTTTATTAAAAGCTTTTTCCCACATTAAAGTTTTTAAAGGGTATGGAACGGATATAATATCTTTATCAGCTTTCAACATGGTAAATATAGACTTACCTTGGAAATAAATATCGGAATCAATAAACAATAAATGTGTTGCTTTTGATTCTAATAAACCAGCTACTGATAAATTTCTTCCTTGAGTCACTAAAGATGATTTTATTAAATGAAAAGATACTTTTAATTTTTTCTTAAAACATTCTTGTTGAAACTCTATTAATGCTTGTGTGTAATGTATAGAAACATCACTATGAACAGGTGTTGCAACAAAAACTTCAAAATTTTTATATTGATCTTTATCTTCTTTCCACAAAGGTTCTATTGCCTTTTCATAATCAGATTGAGTTTCTATGTTTACCTCTTGTAATGTTTGGTAAGTATCTTCGTTTATATATTTACTGTTTGACACGTAAAGCTCCTTTCAAAAAGTTTTCCCATTCCATAGCTTTTTTATCCCAACTATAAAATTTTTTATAATATTTTTGTTGTTCTTCTAAATGATTTTGCATCGTATCTGTATGTAAATATTGAGCAGAAATATCTATTGCTCCTGCTATGCTTGCAGATAATAATTCTAAATCTTTTGTGTAATTTACATATACAGGCCATTCTGCACAAGTTTCTGGAAGTGCTCCAAAGTTAGTTGTAATAACATGAAGCCCTGCAGCTAAAGCTTCTAAAGCTGAAGCACAAAACGTTTCTTCAAATATTGATGGATATACAAATAAATCATAATCTGTAATGTGGTCTAATAAGTATTCGTTAGGTTTGTAACCTATATAATTTACATTTGGTAACTTTTTTGCTTGATTAAAAAGTGCTTCTGTATCTTTATTTGCTTTATCAGCAAATTCCTTACCATAGACATCATTTGAACTATAAACATCTAAAGTAATATTTTTATTTTGTAAAAGTTGCATAGCTAAAAGCAACACATTTAAACCTCTCCAAGGAGTGCAATGATGCATAATTCTAATAGGTTCTCCCTTTTTATAAATTTTTCTTTTTGGAAAATGATGTGCACCATTTTTTATGACCATTGATTTATCTTCAGGTATTTGAAAAAAATATCTAAATTTTTCATAACACCAATGTGAGTTAAAAACATACCAATCATATTCATTGTGTCGGTCTTTATTTCTAAAAAAACTTTGTAGATTAGGTTGATCCCAAGAGTTTTTTTGCCAAAGTATATTTATCTTACTGGGATCCAGTGGCACTTTTCCTGGAATAGATGTACATATTTGAAACTTATTTAATAAGTCTTTTGATACATACTTTTCAAGCAACTCTTGTTGTAATTCTGTTGCACCTCTAGGTTTCATTTTTTTTGTACCTTTCAAGTGTAGATTCTTTAGTAACTATAAAAAATGGTTGTACCCATCTTTCTTCTATATCTTGTTCTGTAGAAGGAGCGTGTGGCACAAGGGGATTGTAAAAAACACATCTGTTAAATTTTGAACCTATTGTTGTCGTTGGTTCATAAGAGTCTTTAGTTATGAAAAAATGAGTGCCATCTTTAAATGAATTTGAATTAAGATAGATTAAACCTGCAAAATCATAAAAGTCCTCATCAACATGGGGTCTTAGCTGTTTCCAACAAGAAGATTTTTCTAATTCCATTTTTTTAGTTTTTCGTAAAAAAGATTTTAATTGTAATACTTTTAAACCAGTTTGTCTTTCAAAAGTTTTTTTAAGTGTATTAATTAACTCATGATTTGATTCTAAGGTAAAAGGACTTGTTTGATAACAAGGATAAGCTTTAAATTTATCTGCGTTCATCCAAATATTATTAGGTTGATGACAACTTATAAAATGTTCGTTTATAAAATAAAATAAAACTGTGCCATATTCTTCTTTATTATAAAAGTTTTCAATTAATTGAAACATGCTTTTATAAGTTTAGTTATTTTTTGGTTTTGGCACCAATCGCTCCAACTCTTGTAACTTTTATTTCAAGATCTTGTCTAAAATCATCTTCAGTAGTATCAGTGTTGGGATCAGCAACATCAGCATCAAAATGATCTTTGCTATCATATACTTTACCTGTTCTTTTGTGTTTAATAATTTCTTTTGCTTCAACAGGTATTTTAGGTAAATCACTCATTGTTTCCGTCCTTGTTTATTATATTTTTTATTGTGTTGCAACTTCTTTTTTTTGTTAGGATTTTTTGTATGTCGTCTAGGTCTTTTCCTTGGTTTATCCCGAGGTGTGAAATGTTTGAAAGTTCTTTTAGCCATTCTCCTGCGATCTATCTATTTGTGCATAACTTACTACACCCTGAATTGTATTACTTCCTGTAGCTGACTGTACTGTAATTGAATCACCTGCTTCTAAACTTAAACCTTGTGGAGTAGCATTCACTTGTGATTTTGCAGCTACATCATCCCGAAAAAATTCGTATTCTGTACTTGAGTCGGACGAATCTACAAAATTCATATTAACTAAAATAGCTGAAGAAGCATCACTGTTAGAACAATAAACAGCTTTTATTAAAACTGTTGCATCACTAGGACATGTAAAAACCGTAACCTTCCCTGTGCTAGCTTGTTTGAAACCTTGATTTTTATATCTAATTGTCATGATAAAAAGTAATTAAAAGCATCCTGTTCATTTTTTAGTTCTTGTTGGTAAGAAGTGTTTAGCTTATCTTGCATCGTTCGTAAAGACTGAGTTACCTGCCTTTGGTTTTCTTCAGTATATTTTGGTGTTGGTTCTGGAATTATAATATCTACTCTAGCCATTTAATAACCTGAATGTAAGCCACCAATACCACTTGTATGTCTTGATTGTGTTGGAGCAGGTGCGGATGGTGCTTTTGTTGATGCTGGAATATTACCACCACCTCTTGCAATATCTTGTGCACTTGCTTCCATGTTCATAATTTTTGCTGGGATTGTTTTAATGTTTCCTTGAGAATCTTCTTTCATGTTTTTTTGTATTGCTTTCTGGTTTCTTTTGTTTGTTAAATATTCTGATATACCTAAAGCTCTGCCAGATAAAGCTGATACTGCAGCAAGAGGAGCAAACATACTTGAGCCCATTCCTAAAATAGATAATACTCCTGTAGCTTGTGCAGCATTCAAACCTATTTTTTTAGCCGCATAATCAATGGCTTTATTTTTTATTGCATTACCTGCAAGTTCTTTTAATGTAGGTAGTTCCATACCACCTCTTAACTCTTCTTGAGGTAATAATGGTTGAATGCCTTGAGGTTGCATAGTCTGATCACCAGGCACAAATTCATTTACTAGATCTGGTTCCATTATCCCCTCATTCCATCTAATTGAACATCTGCTCTAAAAGTTCCAAAACGCCAATTTTGTTCTGTACTAGTATTAGCAATTTTTAAACTAGCAAATCTAGCCCTCGCTCTAGTATCAACTTTCTTGGTCGATCCGGTGACCGTGAATGGTCCTAAGGGAGACGATGCTTCTGTATCTGCAGGAAAATCTCTAAGTAATATTGTTACTTGAGCATCCCCTTGTATAGTTTTAAAATCAGGTACAAATCTTCTCATACTCATAAAAAACTCAGCACTAGTTCCATCAGGATTTAAACTAAAATCTCCTGATTCTATAAAAGCTGGTATAGCAGTTTTATTACCAGATGTATCTACTTCATCAACACCTTTTTCATGTTCAAAATATTTAGTTGATCCATTTATATTTGTAACACCTTGAACAGTTGGAAAACTACCTACACCTGTTGAGTTAAACTCTGTAGCGTAAGGATTTGAAAATAAATTTGCATCTACCCATGTTGTTCTTGATAAAGATCCAGTTACCCAAGTTCCATCTTGATAGTTGTAACATACATACCTATCATTAAAGTCAGACGTAGCTTGAGGATAATACCAACATATTTCTTCATATAAATGATTTAAACCTACGTATACTGATTCACCAGCTGAAAAGTTTACTCCTAAATTGCTTCCGTTTTTTGTTGTAAAAACAAAATCTTCAACCGGACAAGGAAGTGATTTTACTGTACCATCAAAAACAAAAAAGCCACCAGATTCTCCCATCCAATAAACTGCACCATTAACATATTTCATAGCGTGTTGACCAATACACCCACAGTTAGAACCGACTTGTCTAATAGAAAAAGTAAAAGGTGGTCCTACAAACTGCATTACATACGCTGCATTATCTGTTAAAATTAAAGTATAATCTTTACCTTGAACAGCACCTACAATTTTTGTTCCTTGGTCTACTCTAAATGTTCCCGCAGTGTTAACTGAAGTAGGTGTGTAATCACTTGTATTTTCTTGATCTGAAAATCTTATAAATAGTTTATCTTGTGTTGAGGTATCTCCTACCGTTGTTTCAGTGCCTAACATTATTAAATGTCTATCTCTATCTGAAACCAAAGACATAACAGATCTTGTAGGAGCGTTTGAAATTACTGTAGCTCTTGTATTGAGAGCATTTGCATTTGAATTTATTGGGTTCCAAGAAAAAGACTTACCATTTTTAATGGTAGCAATAAGTTGTTCTCCAAAATTATCTAAAGACCAAGATCCAGGATCTATTGTTAATGTTGAAGACAATGATTCAATACCCCATCCTGTAAAGACTTCAACACCTGCACCACTTGAATGTGCGGATCTTGTTCCTGCTGCAGCTCTTGTTATTCCTGTAAGGTCGTTAGATGAAATTCCTGTGTATGAAATAAATTCTGCTCCAACTTTTATTGTTCCTGTGCTTGGAAAGTTTGTAGTAGATGCTAGCGTAACTGATGTTCCTGATCCACCAGTTCCAGCAGTGTCATCTAATAAGGCTCCGTTCAAAGTGCTAAATACTTGTTGGCCACCACCCCAAAGTCCTGTACCCCAACCAAATCCAAATGTTGAACTTAAAGCTCCTGGTTTTATATATGGAGTAACTGTTGCAGATCCAGATCCGTTGACCGTTGTCCCTGCTGCGCTAGCCATTGTAATAGTAAACTCATCACTACCTGGAACGGTTACTACTTGAAAAGGGTTAGTTGTAAAATTTGCTGCAGTATATCCTGCTCCTGTAGGAGGTGTTACAGAGCTAAATAAAAAAATATCTCCAGGCTCTAGACCATGAGCTGGTTTGTTAACAGTCACTGTTGCAGAGGTGTTAACAGTATCAAAAGTACAGCTTGTTAGGGCTGTGCCTAAAGGAGTAATATCAAAAAAAGCTCCTTCATAATAAATTATTAAAACTTTATTTGTTCCTATTGCAGCATATTTTCTACCGTCTAGATCAGCCCAAATAAATTGTTCTCTAGCCGCTCCTATAATAGTGCTTTCTAAAATTTGTTCCCATCCTCCAATTTTTTCTGGAAGACCGTATCTAAATCTAACAAAGTCACCATCAGTCCACTGACCTTGTGCACCGGTTTGTGTAACTTGTTTGTTAAATCCAGGGGCTATATCTACTTTTGTTAATGGCATTACAAATTATACCATATATTTCATGGCCAATAAACATATTTGAACTCTGAATTATCAATCGTATATTGTAAAAAACTCTCATTTTCAACTATAGGAAACCCTGCTAAATTGAAAGAAGTGTTAAGCAATATAGGCACACCAGTTTTTTCATAAAAATATTTTATTAAATCATAATAATTTGGATTATCTATTCTTTTTAAAGTTTGAACTCTACATGTATTATCTACGTGTACAATTGAAGACACTTCTTCCAGAGCTTTGTTTTTTGCTTTTACAGCAAAAGACATATAAGGACTTTCACTTAACGATCCTAAATCAAAATAATCATGTGCATGCTCAAGTAGAACTGTACCAGCTAAAGGTCTCCACCATTCTCTTTTTTTAAATTTATTAACAATATTTTTTGCGTCTAGGTTTCTTGGATCAAATAAAATAGATCTATTTCCTAAAGCTCTAGGTCCCCATTCACTTTCATTTTGATAAATCACTAAAGGTTTTTGTTGTAATAAAATTTCAACTGCTTCTTCTTTTTTTCTTATATATGCCATAAAATTATTGACCTTTTCTTTTACATAAAAAATTTCCAGACACTGACACCCTTTCCACATCACTTCTAAAAGGCATGACTGTATGATGTAAATTAGCTGGAAAAATATATAATTCATTTGTTTTAGGAAATCTTGTATGGGAACATATGTAATCACTATATCGGTCTTGGGTACCATATATAAACTGAATAGCACCTGGTTTACCTTCTCCTTCAGATACAAATTCTATAGCTTCTTTTTTTATTTCTTCAGGAACTTTTAGATATAGCACAAAAGAAATATCGCCTGAATGAGTATGAGGAGGATTAAATTCATTCTTTCTCATGTAGTTTATCCATAGTGAATTTAATTTCATATGTTCTATTTTTTGTGAGTTTATTGTCCAAACATTTTCTTTCGTTTGAATATAGTTTAAAAAGTATTTACTTGTATGTTCTACAAACCAATCAATATCTTGTTGTGTGTAAAAATTTTCTCTATCAATATGACCAGCAAGATTTTGTCTGTTATCATTTGATTTTACTTTATTACTTCTTTTTAAAAGTTCTTTTGTTATGTGGTCTTCTACCTCAAATTTGGCTACAAAAGGTCCCCAATATAAAAATTCATTATTTATAGATGTCATAGTATAACGCTGCTCCTATAGCTGTACCCGCATCATGAGGTATTGGATCTACAAAAAAATTTAAATCAGGATATTTTTCTACATATTTAAAATTATTTGAACAATTAAGAAAATAACCACCAGATAATAAAATATTATTGTTCATATGTTTTGCTTGATCTATTAACTCACATGTTTCTTTAAAAGTTTTTTCTTGTACTTCTTTTGCAATTTCTACTTTATTGTAATCTAAATCATATTTTTTTTTACAATAAGCGTAAGAAGAAAGTCCCATAACCTTACCCGCAGAGTGTCCACTATTATATCCTAAACTTTTACAAGCCTTATCAAACTCAATTCCACCCACGGCAAAGTCTGAAAATTTATTTAAAAATCCTCCTAAATATTTAAATTTAACCATAGAATTTTGTTGGTCTCCAATTTCCATATTACTCTTCCAGCGTGTGTGGTGTTTATAAATAGGATTTACATTTTTTTTGTTAATATAATAAACCGATTCTATTTCTTGAAAAGGTATATAAAAATTACTAGCTCCACCACCATCTACAACTATTGCTAAAGCTTCTTCAAAATTTGAAAAATAAAAAGAACAGATTGCATGATATAAATGGTGTTCTCTTACATTAAAATAGTAGGGTGGATCACCCAATTGATTTTGTAAATTTTTAATCATTTGTTGATCATCTTCAAGAAAATAACCATTGTTGCTTCCATAAGAAGCATAACAAACAAAATCTGGTTTAAAATTTATTTTTTGTAAAATAGATTGATATATTTTTGGGGCAGGAACTAAATCATAATCTTTGATTCCAACAAATCTTTCTTCATTATAAAAATCAATTATCTTACCATTTTGATAAACACATATGGAGGGGTGGTGAGAAATATTAATAGAAAGTATTTTCATAAAGTAATTATGATTTATCTCTATCTATTCCTTCCATTTTAGAATCTTCATTACTAGGTGTTTTTTTTAATTTTTCATTGAAGTTTTGATTCCACTCTGCAACTATTTTGACAAGATTGTTTCCAAAGTGTCTAAGAGATTCAGCGGTTAAATAAATTTTACCTTTCTCTGTAATTATTTTTTTCTCTTCTTCAGAAAATATTATGTCACAAGAACCATCTTTGTTTTGTTTAAAAATCATTTTCTAATTGTTCTCCCCAAAAAGTTCTTTTGTCTTTCCACCATTCTTTATTTTTACCATTTGCATCTACATAATGAAAGAAAACTTGTGCGTGCCAATCTCCTTGAAATTCTTTTCTATAGTGCTCAACATCACAACCTAGATAAATTACTGCATCACCATCTTTAAGTTCAATTTCTTTATCGCCTATAAAAATAGGCCAAGGTGTACTATCTGAACCAATCATAGCTGTAACACTTATTTCACAAGACTCACGATCTGTGTGTTTTTTTAAATCTGCAAATTTTGTATACATCCTCCAATAGCTGTATGTAGGATGTAATTTTAAATTAGTTTCTTTTTCCATAAGATCAAACTTAGTCAAAAGAAAAGATTCCATTATTGGATCTGCATAATAGTTTGTGTCACAATTTTTATTTTGTCGAAGATCAAATGAGTTGATGTTTAATCTATGTTTAATAAATACATATTTGTTTAATAGTTTTACTTCTTCTTTTGAAAAAAAGTTTTTTACAATTTTATACTTTGTATCTTTTATAGTGCCCATGCAACCACCGAATATCTAGTTCCTTTTGTAACTGGTTTTACGCAATGAGGGTACAAAAAATTACTTGGCCACATAATTAATCTAGCAACTTTATTTTCAATAGTAAATTCGTTTTCTCCTTGTGGTTCTCTAAAACAAAGATTACCGCCTTCATAATCATTATTTAAGATAAGTATGCAGCTTATGGTTCTTGGTATATCTTTAAAATGATCCCAATGATAATTATATTTATCAGAAAGATTATATTTTAATATATCAATATTAAGTATTTGTGATGTTATTTTATCTTTAATTGAAGTATTAAATTCTTCATTATATAGATTTAAATGTCTTTGAATTATTGCAAACAAAAAATTATGCCAATGAACTATGGTCATAGAATTTGACAAAGGAGACAAAGGTGTAATTTTAACGCTTCTAATTTTTTTGTTTATTTTATTATTTGCAACTCCTCCCTCTTCAAAATCTAAAGTGTTTGCAACTTGTATTAAACTACCTATTGCCTTATAAGGCACTGCATTATCATATATTTTTATATATTTTTTTAAGTCCATTTTTTTTTAGACCAATATTTAGTTTTATAAATATGAAGACTTTGTAAAAAATAAAAAAGTTTTCCTTTTCTAAAATATTCGGTATTAGCACTTTTTATTTTCATTTTCCAAGGATCTCTTTTAAAGGGTATTATTTGAACGTAAGCTGTTCCTTTTTTTATTGTTGTATCGAGAGTTGGGTATTTATCGCCATTTATAATTATTGGAAAATTAACTTCATTAGGAAAGGTATCCGTATCAACTATACCTGGTATTATTGAAAACCTGTCATCATGATTATTCATTGGAGGTAAAAATAAACAAGAATATCCTGGAGGTGTAACTATTTTCCAAGGGTTCATAATTTTTATAAAAGGTTGATTATTATTTTTACCAACTAAAGGAGAGCCGCTAAGTTGTTGTGTAGCATGAAATTCAGTGTTACTACGTCCAAGATTTATAGACTTCGCACCTAATAAATTATCATCTATTTGTTTTGGTGTAAAAAAAGAATCAGGTTCACCTTTGTCATTTTTCACATTGTTTTTAAAAGTATAATCTTGTGGCACCCTTAGAAGATATCCAGTTGTAAGTGTATCTAAAAAAGGCATGCAACCTTTTACTGTTTGCATTTCTCGATTATGTTCTAATTTTTTATACCATTCAGGTATATTCAATTTTATTGGTGTGGGGTAATCTTCTTTTAAATCAACGTATTCTTCATGTGCAATGAATTCAATAATTTTATCATTCATGCAAGGATAATGTACTTTTTTATAAAAAAATCAACCTATAATAATTCTAATAAGTTAATTACTTCTTGTCCTTGATCATTTATCCATTTTTCTAAAGGTTCTGAAGCAGGAATAGAAGACACATCAAGAGAGTTTAAATAATCTCTGTAATTTGTAACACTGCTTGCAAAAGGTTTACTTGAATTATTTTCAAGCCAACTATTTATACCTTCTAAAATATGATTTTTATCTTCATTATGTTCTATGTCATAACCATCATATGTTATGTCTTCATAAGTAACATTTGTTCCATCATAATTAACACTTTTTAAAGAAAGTCTCACTGCATCAAAATCAGATTGAGAAACTTCTACAATATCATAATCATCTTGACTCCAATCAGCATTATTATCTATATGATTTTGATCTTTTGCAATCTTAAAAAGTTTTCCGTATACAACACTTGAATCTTTAGTTAAAATTAATTTTGCCATCATTAAGCTCCTGTATTTTCAAAAACGTATATCGCACCGCCCCCACCTGTTTGACCAGTAGTAGAACCGGGGCTTCCACCCCCTCCGGGTTGACCAGCGTTGTTTATAACAAATCTAAAAGGTGAACTTATTGAAATTGCAGACGGGTTTCCACTCGTTCCTGTATTTCCACTTTGTCCAGGAACAGATCCTGGTTGTCCTCGGTTTGCACCGTTACCACCATTAAAATTAAAAACGTTTGCTAGAGAAGTAGCTCCACCTGCCGAACTGCTAGAAAATCTAGCACCTCCAGATCCTCCACTTCCAATAGTGAATGGTTGAGAGAAAGGATGAGTAAATGGGTGACCAATGTAACCGTAAAAACCGCTTCCGCCACCGCCCCCACTTGTAGTATCTGGACCGGATCCAGCTCCACCTCCACCTCCACCTGCAGCATATATTCCAAAAAAAGATCCATTTGCATTTGAAGTTAGAGTTCCGCTTGAGTTAGTAAAAGTTTTAGGTTCAAATCCTCCACCTCCTGCAGATCCTGATGAAGCAGCAGTAAGTCTTCCTTGAGCATCAACAGTAATTGAAGACGCTGTATAAGAGCCAGCTGTTACAGCAGTGTTTGCAAGTTGATCAGCACCAACAGCATCATCTGCTATTAAGGCAGTAGTAATTGCATCGTCAGCGATTGCTGCAGTAGTCACAGCATCATCAGCGATAGCAGCAGCTACAATGGCATCGTCAGCAATCTTGGCTGAAGTTACAGCATCGTCAGCAATTTTTGCAGTAGTCACTGCACTGTCAGCAATTTGTGCTGCAGCTACTGTACCACCTAAAGTGTCTAATGAAATTTCATTTAAGTTTGTTCCATCAGAATATGCTGCGTAAATTTTAGCAGCGTCTAAAGTAAATCCTGTTCCTGATGCAGTTTTAATTGTAAGGTTTGCAGGATTTGTTAAACCTGTTGCATCAAATATATAAAATTTTTCTATTGAATTTGGAATAGTACAAATTGTGCTTGCTGCAATCGTTGCAGTTGCAAATTTGATAACCATGTTTCTTGCATTTGATAATGCACCGTCTGACATTACAAGAGCAAGAGTACCACCACTTGATAATGTTACTTGTTCAAAACCAGCAATAGCTTGTTGAATTACATTTAAATTTGTATTTGTTTTATCACCCCATGTACCAGCGTTCTCACCGGTTACCATTAGTTCTAGTTTTAAATCACTTGAATAACTTGATGCCATAAAAATTCTCCTTAATAATTTTATATTTTACATTAACTAAGCAGCCAAATCAACCACCGTCCATGTATTAGATACTCCTAAATCTATTTCAGCCCACGCTGTAATATTAGGACTTCCAACAGATCCTGTCAATTCTATGCCTGTAGGGATCACTACAGCCTCTCCTGTTGCACCCTCTTCCCCTAAAGATGAAGTAATAGAAAGCCCTGATACCCCTATAATTTGTCCTGGTATTTCCGCATGTTGTCCAAGTGTCATGGTTGCAGAAATTCCAGTCACTGATTCATTTGTGCTTTGTATTAAAGTAATACTTCCTTGTGTGAAAGATGCTTGACTTCCTGTAACAGGAACTGGAGTTTTTAAACCACCTACCGTATTTCCTTGTGAAGATGTTATAGATATTCCAGAAACATCTACATTCGCATCTCCAGATAATGAACTAGAACCTATAGTAAAATCTAATTGATCTTCTGCAGCTAAAACGATTACATCTCCGTCAATTTGAAGTGAAAAACTACCTTGAGTAAAGCTAGCTTGAGATCCACTTACAGCAACAGTTACGTCTGTAAAAGCTGTTTCATTTCCAATAGATGATGTTAATGATTGTCCTGTAACTTGAATTGAAAAATTATCACCCCAAGCAAACTCACCCCATTCACCTCTACCCCAACCTTCTCCTGTTAGAGTACTTTCATCTACAGTAGCAGCTCCTATACTTGATGATGTTGAAATTCCTGTAACAGGCACTCCTATACCAATCACGGTGCTTCCAACACCTATAGACATAGTAACTACGCCAGGATCTACTAATGCTGAAGTTCCACCGACTGAAGCACCAATGCTTGATGATAATGATATTCCTGAAACACTTACATCAGCGTTTGCTGTGACTGATTCAGAACCAATTGATGATGTTAATGATATGCCACTGACGGAAACTATTTCATCAGAAAGGTCGCCCCATTCAGATGCTCCCCATGTCTTTCGTCCCCATCCAGTAGCCATATCATTTTAATCCTTATGCTAATCTCAAGATTGCAGCAGAAGTTGTGAATGCAGGAAACTGAATTGTAAATGTTCCTGCAGTTGCAGTTTTGTCTCCACCGAAATCTAATACAGCAACAGCATCAGTAGTACTAGAACCACCATCAGTTGTTGTATTGTAGATTAATGCTCCTCTTGCAGTAAGAGTTACGTTTTGAAAAGATAAATCAGCAAAATCTGTAATTGCTACAGATGATGAAACTTTTACACCTTGATTAACTAAAGCACTTCCACCAGCCGAATAATTTGGTGATGACACTTCATTAGGTGTTGTATAGTTTGTAGTAGATTTACCCAAAGTTGCTGAACTTGTAAACATCGCTAACTTATAAGTGTCAGATGATGTGTCAAAGTCATGCTTTCCTTGTAGTAATTCTTTTTTAAAAGAATCACATATTGCATTTGTTGTTATTGCCATAATGGCCTCCTTATTAATTTGTGTTTGGAGTAGGACTTTGGACCTGTATTCTAGGAACTCCATCATCATACTCAGCTCGTCTTCTTCTACCCATTTGTTGTAGGGCAAAATTCTGTACTTCTTCATTGTACTTGCTTTCATAGAGCTTGTACATATCCATGGGGCCTTTTAAAAATCTAAAACATTCTGCAAGAACTCCATGTAACAACATTGATTCTTGGTATTTAGCTAAATATGTTTGATTAGTAGAAGTAAATTCAGGAGGATCTTTTATGTAATTTATTTGCACTGTATCTGCGGCAGCAGGAGTTGGTGCAACAATAATATTAAATTCATCCCAATTTGCATAATATTTAGGAGTTCCTTGCGTACCAGATCCATTAAACTCTGATATAAAACTTGTATCTCTTTTTTCTAAAAAACTTCTAACACCTCCAGATGTAAGATGTTCAACAGATCTTAAAACTAAAACATCTGATGGCATAGACACAGCTCTATTACCTGCTGTAAAATTTGAATTTGCATATTTTCGTAGATCATCATAATCAACTTTACCTGCAATATCTAATTCAACGTTTCTTATAAATTCTTGTATTTGAGAATCTGATAATACATTACTTGAAACCTCTGTATAGTTTCGGACTTGTGTTAAAAAACTTGAATGTGTAATAGCCATTATGTAATACTAACCTCCACTTGACCTATAGTAGAAAAAAGTTCTCTTCTTCTATTTTGTAGAGAAGGATCTTCTGGAATCATACTATGATTTATAGATGTAACACCGTTTCTTGTTATTTCAAAATCTTGTGTTTTAAATGCAAAGTCTCCTGGTAAAGATAAATTTGCAACTCCAACTGAAGCACCACCTGAGTCTGATATTGTTACATCATTAGAAAATTTTACAGAAGGTTGTTGAAACTTCATGTTTCTTGTATTTTGTAAAGCTATTGCATCAGCAGTATTATGTCTTCGTCTTATTTGTGGATGTTTAGGTTCAAACTCTGAAGTATGTACCAAAGATCCATTCCATTCCTTAACCATCTCAATGTATGGAAATGCCATTCCTGATCTGTCTGATATTGATTGTGATCTTTTACCTGTTGCCCATTTAGCCATTTTATATTCCTTGTGGGTAGAATGATTGAGGAGTAATATAAGTAGAAGCTCTTTGACCGTCTTCGTCCAAAGCTCTTTTTAATTGATCTTCATAAATTAATTTATTTTGCTGTACAAGTTGTGGAGCATTTTTCATAGCAAGATAGTAAGCTAAACCTGCAACCATGCATGGTAAAAATCTAAACACAACATCTGCATCATTTGAATAAGCACCCGCATCTTCAATTCTTTTAATTACATAATATTTTAAAGTTGTATAAGTATTCAAATCTGGTGCTTGATAAAGATATATTTTTGGTGTCGTTTCTCTTTCCACATAATACTGAGATGGTTGTCCAGTAGCTAATTTGTTAGGAAGTGCAGCATACGCAGATCTATCAATTTTAGTTAAAGATACGTCTTGTGTACTAGCACCATTAGAAGCTGCTGCAGTTGAAGATACAAAAGCTTCTAAAACATCGCTTACACCGGCACTGACGCTATACTCTGCTTGACCAGAAACTAAAGCATTTTCATGAAGAGCTACTTTCCAAAGATGGATACCTCTATTAGCCCACTCTGCAAATAATAAATTTAAACTTGTTCTTGCCGATTTTAAACTATGACCGCTTGTGGTTGTCATACCACATCTTTCATATGCTTCTTGAATTATTTCTTCTATCGATAGGTCAAATGCTGTCGTCCCTGAAGTAGCCATTATTATCCTTTTTACGGTTGTACAATTTCTTGGATTGTATCACTTTTTGACTAAACTTTGAAGACCTTAGACTTTTTGCTATATAATTTGGCAAGGACACGTTTTTTCTTCTTTTTTTCATCTCTTGCACCTCTGAGCTTACCCTCAACTTGTTTTCTAATTTGTGATCTTCCTATTGGCATTTCTTATTATACCTTAATTTTCTATAAGTTCAAACACTACATCTTTAGGGTCAAAATTAAAAGATATAATAGTTTTAGAATTATGTGACAAGTTTCTACCACCTCTATGAATATAATAAGCAGGAAAAGCAATCAAATCACCTTCGTTAGCATCAATAGAAATTACTTCTTTAGGGTTAGATGGATTCAAAATATCAGTCTTAGGATGTATTTCTTTGTTGAAATCTAAATAATAAACACCAGTAAAATTACTTCCGTGCGTATGCCACCCATGTTTACCAGAATTGTGGTATTGTTGATACCAAATATTGTAAAGTGTAACGTCTGTAAAACCAATTTTGCAAACTAATTTTTTAAGTGTATTTTCTAAATGTGGTTTAAAAATTTTAACCCATTTTCTATTAAAATTTGTTGAGTCATTCCAATCAAGCCTATGAATATTATCATTTATAGAATTGTTTTGAATAAAAACATTATCAGCTTCAGATGAATTTATTATACTTAATATTTCTTTTTTTAAAATTAAATGTTCTGTGAAAGAACATTTAAGCATGGGAGTTTTTATTTCCATAAAAAGATTAAACTAAATCAACTGCTTTACCTATTATTGGTTTGTATTTAGTTTTACCTTCAGATTTATAAGCATGCAAGAATTGTTTTCTAGGTTGATCAGATGTATAGCTACAATGTATCCATCCCGAATTAGGTTCGCCTGGCGTGTAAAACTCGAGTATCAATTGATCAAATTCTAGGTTTGCATAAATCCAATCAGCTAATTCAGCGTTGTCAGTTCCCATACATTCGAAATCTGCGGCCTCAGCTTTTGCATGTTGACTGTTGATTGAGCTACCAATTTTAGTGCAAAGCTGTTCGCTTCGGAAACCGCTAGTCACTTTTACTCTGCCGAAGTGGTCACGTACCGGTTGTAGTATATTTTCACATAATGCTTTTAATTTTTCTATTTGACCAGAATTAGGATTATTATTTATATCCAACCTAACTGCTGTATCTGATTTAATTAATTCTTGTAAACTAAAATTACGTGTTAATTCCATTATTACTCCAATATAAGTTTTTTAATACTTTTACTACCATCTATGTTCGATTCAAGTTCAGCCATCGACTTAATACACTGATAAACAACATTATTATTTTTATTCGTTCGCATTGCGACTCTTTTGCCTTTCAAACACATTGACATTGAAGGCTTACCTGATTCAGGATCAACCTGAATTCTGTGTTCCTTAATCTCTCCGTTGACAATCATAAGAAGGGCTACAATTAACTCCATTAGTGTGCTCCGTTTCCGTTCTGTCTTACTTTATCTTTTAATACTTCTATATCAGCTAATGCTTTGTCTAACTGTTCTCTTAAAAATTCTATATTAACTTTGTTTGTCATGTTCATCTCTTGAGTCTCTTCCATTTTCTCTACGGACTTATATAAATCCTCGATTAAAAAATGTTGCTCCTGATCCGTGGGCACTTGTTCAGACTTCTTGAGCAGATCATTTTCAAATAACTCACGTGATGTCTCTAACGATACCAACCTCGCAGTCAGCTCTGTGTATGCGAACACGCCCATAGCAACTAAAATTATTAGAGAGGCTACGGTTTTCATCGGCATCTGCACGCGTGCTTCTTCTCCAATGTTAAGTGGTTTATTGGACACCTGGTCCTCCACAAAGAGCTAAGAATACCAACATCATAATCAATGCACCAGTAAAGTAATAATTCATTTTTATCTCACTCATACGTTGGACAAGATTATCAACTATAAACCCTGCTCTGTCTAGTGCCTCAAAAAATTTATAAATCCATTTATCTATCATTCGTATGTTTCATCCTCGTCTCTTTCTTTTTCATAACCTTCTTGCAACATTTCACTTAACGTTTGTTCTTTTTTTTCCATTTCATAGAACATTTTATCGCTGTCCTCTGTAACCAATCCGTTATCTTCAGCATCCCAATATGTAGTCTGAACTTTGTAATCTGGCCAGCTGTTATCAGTAGTATAACTGTTAATATGCCAAAGAATACGATTATTAGGCTGAGCTGCATAATTCCCGTTAGCAAGAGCCAATATATGCGCACACTTATGTTCTTGAGGTATTTCAGAATGTTCAACATCCAAAATATTAACGTCTGGATGACCCCAATCAACCGTAAATAAATATTCTCCATGAAGAAATTTTTTGTTTAAACCTAAGTATTTACCTTTTACACCAGCCAACCAATCAAACCGATGAACACTAGGCCAATAGCTAAAACAGTTCCACAATTCCAACTCGTGCGTCTGCATATCCGGCACATCGGCTCTATCATACGATTTTTGGAAAAACGCTGAGATAGGCAAACGCCAAAAGCATGCACCATTGGGTAACATGATGTTAAACAAGATAGCACGCCCTGATATTGACGTGAGACCAAAGATAACACACTCTTCACTTTCTCCTTGATGTTCTTTAAGATCATATAGATACTCCTTCCTTACCTTACAATAAATTGGTGGTATATTAGCATTTAAATAAGACATCTAGCATTTCCATCTTCTCCTAGCTTGTCTAATTCTTGAGTTAGGATCATTTCTAGTTTTTGCACTTGCTCTTTTTAACTGACCCAAGGATCTTGCGCAATAACTTTTTCTTCTTTTTGCAGCTTTTGATCCAGCTTTAACTTTTCCAGTTACTGCAGTTTTTAATTTTGATCCAGGGTTTGCTCTTCTATAAGCAGCAACACCTGCTTTTGTCATTCCCGCACCTTTTTCAGTAGGTCTAAAATTTCTTTTATTTCTTGCAGGCATATTGTCACCACCTCTTTTTAATTTTAACATACCACCTTGAGCTTTTCTTTTTTTTGAAATTGATCTTATTAGCTCATTAAATGATGGACCATAACCATGAGTTCTCATTAAATCATCTCTTATAGATTCTGCAGAACCTTGGCTTCCCATCTTATTAATATGATAGGTGCTTGGTCCTCTTGTTCTTACTCTTACTGTTTTGAAGGAACTACCTTTTTGAGACTGAGCTTTTGTAGGAATAATTTTACTTTCTGCATCTCTAGCCCTGATGTTATATCTAGAAATACTTTTAGTTCCTCTACCAATATTCTCAATATTTTTTTTAGATTTAGCAGCAGACTTTCGATGTTTTATTTTTTTTAAAACATCTTTCATTCTAGTACCAACGTACTTGCCGCCAGATTCTAAAAATTTAAGTCTGCCCATCTTACGTAAATGTAATAGTCACACCTGGAGTATTTGTTAAATCCAAATACACACCTTCAGTAAATAATATTCCAGAGCCTGGAACGTATATATCTAAACCTTCAGTTCCAAATTTGAATGTTGCAACCACTGTTCCTGAAGCTCCTCCGCTTTTTAAAACTACTGAACCACTTGCTACACCTTCTGCTTGAATATATGTAACTCTTGCTCTTCTAGTAGTAGGCACCAATTGAGCATCTGCTGCTGCATGAGCTACCGACTGGTCTGATGTAAAACTTCCGCCACCTGACATAATTTTCTCCTATAGTTTGTGGCTCCCGAGGGAGCCACTAATTAATTATTACGCTGCAAATGCAAACGCACCAGTGACAGCTGCTGCTGCACCAGTGAATTCAGTTGCAATATGCCATGTACCTGTTTCATAACACATGAAAGCAATTTTTCCACCGGTTGACAAAACATTAGTAGCTGCATCAGCTGGAGTGAAAACTAATTGTGTTTCACCTGCTGCTGAAGTATCAAAAGTTACTTCATTTGCTGCTCTTGATTCAATTAAAGAACCAGTTGCCCAAACGTCAGATCCTGCTGCATTAAAAGTTAAAGTAGCAGTTCCGCCCGCTGTGTCTTTAGATTGAACGTAAACTGCAATCGCACCTTTAGTTGCTGCAGGTAATGCTACAGCACATGCTGCTGCACCTGTGTAGTTAACAACTGCAATAATTCCATCAGCGATAGAAATATTTGCTGCTGTTGCTGTGTCAGCTAAAACTAAACCTGTAAGATCAGGCATACCTGAACTCATTCTTGTTGTAATTGCACCTGATGATGCATTTTTAGTAGCCATTTGAAAGCCACCTTCAGAACGTACCGGTCCCGAAAAAGTAGTTGATGCCATAATTTTCTCCTTTGTATAGCGTTCATTATGTAGTCTCTATACCGTCTGCCTAGCCAGTCTACATAATAATTTATTTCTAGGTATTTTTATTCTATAGGAATGTCAGTCTCAAGTAAAGCTACCATGATTTAACTTCTTTAATATTAAAACTCATCCCAAATTTAGAAAAATCATCAGGGTTTTTTTCACAACCGTGTTGTAAAATAGAACTAAAAATTCCAAAAACCCCTGCTTCAGGTTTTATTTTTTCATGTATTTCTGGAAAATTAAGTGTTTGATTTGAACTATTTAAATAAATTACTCCAGACCAAAATGATTCTTTATGATCATGGTAAAGTGTTTTTTCTCTTGGTTTTACTTCAAAACCCCATGCCTCATGTAAACCATATTTAGGTAAATTATAATGTAAATCTAGATGATCTATAATTGGGTATAATAATTTTTGAAAATTTTTATCTTCTTTAAAAAAACTAAAAGGTGTCATTAAAGATTTAATGTTTGTTTGATAATTCATATTATTATCTGAATCACATGCTTTTTTTATTTTCTCAATATAGTAATTACAATCTAGTTCTAATTTACCGGTAATAAAAAAATATTCTTTTGAAACTTTTCTATTAACATCTTTAGTGATGATCATTGGCTTAATTAACACAAAAAAAAGGGCAGTGCAAATTAATGCACCGCCCTTTAATGTAATCTTTTAAAGACTATTAACTAGTTGGTAAATTTCCGTTACCAAAAATACATCTTGGATCAGAAAATCCAAAAGAGTATCTTTCTCTAGCTTTAAATCTCATGTTACCTGTATCGAAGTCACCTTCCATAGCAGTTTTGATCGGTGATCTAACAAACATTTTTAGTCCATTAGGCACATCAGTTAACAAGAAGTATGAGTCTGTGTCAGTTAAAAAGTTATTAACTCTGTAACCTTCAGGTACCATACCCATGTTATTGATCGCATTAATGTCATTGTCTGCAGTTGCCGTTCTCATTGGAGATTTCATGATTCTTTCCGCTGTGAACTGTAGTTCTTTTGGAATAATCATTTTTCTTCCAGAGGCTGCAATTTTTAAGCCTCTTTCATCGACAAAGCCAGAGATGTCAATTAATGACTGCTCAAGTGAAGTTTCGTTAAGGTCTGCAGCAGTAGCAAGAACGTTTGAGAAAGTTCCGCCTGTTGCTAGTGGGTGAGCGTTTCCGATTAAAGATTCGCCATCACCACCTGTAACAGTTGTAACTTGCGCATTGTTCAATACGTTTGCAGCTTTAACTTGCTTCGTATTTGCCATAGATCTTGCAAGAGCTCTTGTGTATCTTCCAGCAAGTCTATCGTATAGGTTATCTTCGATTGCTTCTTCAGTGATAGCAAATGCTAAAGCAATTGTTTCGTGGTTGTATCTAGCTGTGAAAGTTTCACCTGCTTGATCGAACACTACTCCAGCACCTTCTTGTTTAGTTGGTGCAGAAGCGAAACCGCTTAACATTACTTCTTCTTCAAAAGCTCTGTCAGATGTTTCAGTCGCAAAAATTTCAGCATGCTGATTTTCATAACGACTATATTCCAGGCCGAATAAAGCATTCAAACCTGGCTCTAGTT